AACGTGATGTCAGCGGCCGCTGCACCGTCCACGTTGGCGCAGTACACCGAGTTAATCTTCAGCACCTTGCCGCTGCTGGCGCCGTTGCTCAGCGCTGCCGCCATCGAGGTGGTTACTGCGTATCCCACGGTCTTGCCGGTGATCGTCGTGGGAGTCTTGAGGTTCGGCGCTGCCATGAATTAGTTGCCCCACCATTCAACATAGGCTAGCGATTCCCAGCCATATAGCTGCACAGACATGTCGGACCAGTAATCGCTAGCTGCCGTGCCGCCGGTTGCTGTGCCGCCTGCCAGGGAGAGCGCGATGCTCTCGTCGAGGCCGACCGCATTGCCAGCAACTCCGGGGATCCCTGCGTCTAGGGATACAGTCACACTGGCAACAATGCCATTGGCGGCGCCGATGCTGGCAGTGATCGACTCATCCAGGCCGGGAACAACAAAGCCCTCGGCGTCTAGTGTCAGCGTGATCGTCTGCTGCAGGCCATTGGCAGCGGCGGCATATCCGCCGACGAGTGTGCAGCGAGCAAACAGCTCAATGCCGCTGGCAAATGCGCCATCAGGCGGCACGGTTTCAAGCGCCAGCTCGACGTTGTACCGTCCGCAGTAGACGTCATCCACGGATGGCGGGTCCGTGTAGCGCCAGCGGTAACTGGTCAGTTCGTAGTCGCTGATGGTGGTGACGCCGCTCCAGATGCTGGACGGCAGCGTGAAGCTTTCAAAGCTGCCGAACTGGCCTTGATAGTGGCTAAGAATGCTGAGCATGTCAGCCTCAGCCAGGGCGATGAAGCTCAGCCGCACTGAACTGCTGAGCATCACGTTGCTGTGACGCACGCGATTCTGGAATCCGTTGTAAGGAGTAAACGGCGTGTGCGGATACTCGCCTGGCGTGAAGGCGCGGGTGGCGGGTGTTAGCGCAGGGAACGTGGCCATTGTTTATGGGTAAATCTGCACGTTGGTGGCATTGTCATAAATGGCTGTAACCCTTAGTAGAACGCCTGGGTAGGTTCCAACCAGGTTGGTGGCACACGCAAGACCGCCACCGGGCCATATAGGGTCAAGTAATCCAACGCAACCACTGCCGACAGAACTGTTGTCCCAATGGGGAACGCCAATAGAGACGTATGGAATGAGACGCCAGGTGTAGTTACCGGGTGTTGCAAGATCATCAGAATACAGTTCGCTGTAGTATTTGTAATTTTTAGGTGCTGCATTGGCCACAGTTGTGCTACCATAAGTGGAGCCATTAAAGCACTTGACTACAGATGTATAAGTGCCTTGGCCTTCAATGCCGATAACAAGTATTCCAGCGGTTGCTCCGCTGGTTAGCCATGTGGGCATTTTTTGCCCTGGCTCTGCCACGTAGCTAATGGGATTACCCGAAGCGTCAAATGTGATAGTGGCCAGCTTTACGCCATCTTTATACCAAGTAATTGACTCAGTTTGGTTTATGCCACACGGGCCGTAGGCGCCATTAAATGGATACAGTGCGCTACCCACGCCAACGGGCTGCCCCGCCGGGAATACTGAGTGAGGCGCGTATGAGACGCCTGCTACGTCTAGCCCATCATCAGCATTGCCGGTGTCGCCAGTCGGCGCTGAATCGTTGAAGCCCAGCCCGCCACCACTGGGGGATAGCTCCAATGGGTCACCACCATCGGCGTCCGTGAACGTCTCAGCCGGGATGGTGTTATCGCTGCTGGAGTTCACATCACAGCTAACGCCGGTGCGGCCGCTTGGCAGGATGATGCCGGTGCCGACAGCAGCAGCCACATCCAATGCGATCAAGCTGCGCCCTTGGTCGTCGATCGGGAAGTGCGTGGCCTCATAGCTCACATCGCCCGCCAGTGTCTTGGTGATGCGCTCTACCTGGTAGAGGTAGTCATGCACCGAGTTGGCGTAGGTGGTGTTATCTCGCGCCAGCTGCACGCGGATGATGTCGCCAGCGCTGATCAGCGTGTTGTGCTCCTGCGGCCGTGCTGCAAACCGGATGGTGTGCGTGGTGTTGAGCCGCTTGGCCAGGATGTAGGCGCCAACCTTGACGGCATGATCCTCGCTGGTGCAGAACGTCGAGAGATCATGCGACTCATACGGTCCGGTCTCGGCGGTGCCGCTGTAACGCACCTCAGCGGTGCGGATGATGCCAATGTCGCTCTCCAGCTGCTGGCGCCAGATCACTTGCGCCACGAAAGGCTGCCGGTCTGCCAGTGACAGATAGTTGATCTCCAGCGTGCCAGGCAGCACCGTGTCTTCAGTGAAGGTGTACTCAGCCGTAATCGCCGTGGTCTTAATGGCGCCGCCGGCAGTCACCGGCAGCAGTGGCCGCAGCCCGCGCTTGCCACCTGCGCTGCTCTCGGCCAGCAGGAAGTAAGGCGCCAGCCTGGCGGCCAGGTCTGAGTAATTCGTGCTCTCGCGGATCTCAATGTTGCAGGTAAAGCCGTTCACCTCAAGGAATGTGGCCGCTGCCAGCAGTGCGGTGTTGTCGATCATCGCCGCCGGCACCCTGCTGGTATTGACCAGCAGCCACTTCACCAGATCCGCAAAGTTGTCGCTGGGGCCGGTCACGCTGTCGTAGATCCGGGTGACGGCCATGCCACCACGGATGAACAGATGCACTTGGCGGTTGTACTGATCGAAGCCGTCCGGGATGGTGACGTTGAAGCTGAGTGTGCTGATGCCCGGATAGCTGCCGACTGTGCCGCAGAAGAACGGCGCCTCGGGCAAATCCTTACCGGCACGCTGCACAAGGAAGTTGCCGGGTGTCCAGGTGCCAGCCCTGCGGTCGTAGGTCTGCGTGTGAGCGCCAACGCGGCAGGCACGTTGAAAGACATCCTTCACCGGGATGCTGTCGAGCTGGCCCTCGCTCAGCACCAGCATGTAGTAGGCGGTGACGTTGTTGCTGGCGTCATTCTCGAAGCGTGCTTCGGTGGCGCCGGGGCTGATGAGGATACCACCTTTGCTATTGCGGAATCGGGCAAACACGATCGGCACCGGCTCACCAATCTGCGCGAACCGCTGCGGGCGATCCAGCTCTGTGGTGCCCTGCGCGGCGGTTGCATCAGCTGGTGCGTTGATCTGACCGGCCTGGATGGCCAGCAGTGCCAGTGGATCGCTGGAGGAAAGGAAGCTCACTGCCTGATGCCCTGCCCCATGATCGCCAATGTCAACCGGCGCGGCGGCACTTGTGCTCCAACGGGAGACAATGCCGATCCGAGTTGTATGGTCAGGCTAGTCAATCCGCCATTGCCGCCAACCACTTGGCCGGTGTATGCAGCCACCAGCTCCTGCCCAGCTTGCGGTGTGTCGTTGTTGATGGTGGAATCGAACTGGTAGATGCTGAGATCTACCAGGCGGCCATCGCTGATGGCAGCGAGGAACGCATCCAACACCAGGCCGGTTGCTGCAGCGGTGACGGATACTGACTGCTCAGTGCCACTGCTGCCGGCGGTGATGCCATCAGCAATAAACGGCACATAGTTCCAGCTGGCGCTCGACCATGTGACGCTGGTGTTGGCGTAGTAGCTCTGCCAGCGCTGGTAGGTAACGCCAGCAGCGTCATAGATTCGCAGGTATTGGCTTTGCGCTCTCATCAGGCAATACCTAGCGCGATGCGTGCAGATGGCGTGCGCAATCGGCCGATCACGCCTTCAGCGGTCAGTCGCATAGCGCGTTCCATGTCGGCCACTGTGACATAGCGCTGGCCGTCAAACTCCATCACTGGGCCGGTGGTGATGTTGATTGTCGGCGATCCGCCGCCTGATGCCGCGCCAGCCAGCACTGCGCCACCACGGGCGCCTGCTAGGAAGTTGCTACTGGCCGCGGCCATCTTGGATTCAGGCACCACATATTCGCGCTCGCCGCCTTCGCCCACCATCGCCAGCGTTGGCCGGTTCACCACGCCGCCTTGCGCAAAGGCTGGCACTGCGAGGCTTGGTATCACCGGAATGTCAGGTGCCGGTAGTCGATTGAATGCCCTGATCAGCACATTGATCAATCCTGCCGCAAAGTTCACGCGGTCCGCCAAATACTGCAGCACGCTGCGAAAGACATTCTTGATCGTGCCAACTACTGCCTCAAATGCTTTGCCGATCGCGCTGCCGATCTTGCTGAAGATCGCCACTGCGCCATCGTACAGGCCCTTGAAGAATCCAAGGATGGGGTTCACGTAGTAGTTCATGTAAGCTTGCGCGCCAGCTTTTAATAGATTGCCAATCGTATTAAAGGCTCCACCAATGAAATTCACCACAGCATTAAATGCCGCGCCGATCTGATCACGGAATGCGTAGATCGCAACGCCAGCTGCAACCAGCAGCGCCACGATGCCAACCGGGCCAGTGATCAGGACGATAAACGCGGTAGCAATGCCGGCGATAATACTGCCTGCGCTGGCCAGTGCGCCACCTGCTGCGAACAGACCAGCAATCGCGCTGCCGATCGAGATGATGGCCGAGATCGCGGGTGCCAATGCAACCAGTGCCGTGAGCAATCCGCCAATCACCAGCAGCGTGGCCTGCACCGGCTGCGGAAGCGCAGTGAATGCTTTAATGATGCCGACAATGCCCTGTGCAATGCTTGTAATTGCAGGCAGCAACGCCGTGACTGCTTCGTTGAATGGTCCGCTCAGGCTGCGGCCGATTGCATTCAATGAATCATTGAACTCATCAGCTGACTTCGCCATGTCGCCAGAGATCGTGGCTTGATATTGCTCAAGCGCGGCGCGGCCTTGATTCAACATTGGAATCAGCTCAACGCCAGACTTGCCGAATAGCTGCATCGCTAACGCAGACTTCTCAGCGCCGTCTGGCATCTTGGCGAAACGATCTGAGATCTCAAGCATTACAGCATCAAGGCTGCGAACCTTGCCCTGCGCATCTCTGGTTGCAACACCGATACCGAAAAGTGCCTTGCTGGCGGCAGAGCTTGGATCGGTGATGCGCTTGGCAAGTTGCCCCATGCCCTTGGCGACACCTTCAATGCTGCTGCCGCTATCCTGCGCTGCCTGCCCAAACCTGCTGAGCGATTCCACGGCCACGCCAGTGCGCTGGCTCATGTCATTCAAATTGTCTGCCGCATCAATCGAACCCTTAGCGATT